ATAGATGCTCATAGAGCTTTCATGAGTTCTTTTTTAGTTGCAAATAACCCACCTACCATGGGTATATTGCAGGCACATATCTCTGAACACGTTGCATTATTGGCGAGAGAAGAGATTACAAAGAAAAATGCACCTGTTATCGAACAAGAAGCACAAAAAATGGGTGGAATGTTGCCTCCAGAGCTCTTACAACAGTTTCAACAACAAAATGAACTTGAAATTGCACAAAGAATTACTGAAATAACTAACGAATTAGTGAATGAAGAGCAAGAAATGATGAACAAAGACGAAAAAGACCCACTGATTAACTTAAAACAACAAGAATTAATGCTTCGAGCACAAGAAATTAAGCAAAATAGAGATTTAGCAGAGCAAAGACTAGATTTAGACCTAGAAAAACTTAATTTTGAAGGTAAAAAGCTAGAACAAAAAGATAATATTGACAAAGAACGAATACAAAGCCAAGAGGACATAGCAGATTTACGCGCAGAAGTATCTTTGGCACCAAAAAGGGGTTAATAATGGCAAACGGTAAACTATCAAAGGATATAATTAAAAAATTAATAAAAAAATACAGAAGACAGCCTGGAACTAAAGTTGGCGACCCAAGAAAAATATCGCAAATGTTGAAAAAGGGTGCTAAGATGCCTACATATTTAGCAAGTAAAGGCGGACATGTTACAAAAAAAAGAAAAACAAAAAGAAAAAAAGCTTAGTCCAAAAGAAATTTTAGATGATGCTTTTGATTTTGCAACAAAATATCCTAATGATCCCATGGTCGTCAGTGCTTCGCTAATGGTTGTTGCAAAAACAATTTATTTAAATTTATTAGGTCCAGAGCAAACTCAAGTCATGATGAATGCCTTTGCTAACGGCATTGACAACTATGAGGTTAAAAGAATAACTTTACACTAATGGCTATTTGTAAAAATTGCGGGCATGAGTGTCACCATACTAACGGTGGATCTTGTCATTGTGGTTGTGCAAACTGTGAACATGATATACAAGATGCAATGGATAAACTTACTAAAGTTTTGACGATAAATGAAGGTTATGAATATGATGTTTTATTTGAACCTGATTTTACTCTAACAGAAAACTAAGGAGGTAATATGTGTGAATATTGTAAAGGCGAATGTCTTGGATGTTAGGAGGTTAACATGAAATTATTAAAAGACACATGGCAATGGATTAAAGAATGGAACGAGTGGGGCATGAAAGACTGGATTAAAGCTGGTGTGATTGCTGCAATCGCTATTGCCGTAATATCAGGAATGGCTGGCTAATGCTAAATTTATTAGTAAAGCCCTTACTTGGCGTCGTCGCTGACGGCGTCAAGGGCTTCGTAGAGACAAAGAAAGCAAAACAAGAATTAGCTGTTACTGAAATTAAAGCAGCTAAGGCTATTAAAGAACAGCAGATTGCAGGAAAAATTAGCTGGGAGGCTAGTGCTGTTGATCAAATGAAAGGGAGCTGGAAAGACGAGCTAATTTTAATATGCCTGTTGGTTCCAGCGGTGGCAGTCTTCATACCTGGATGGACTCCACATATTAAAGCTGGTTTTGAAGCTTTACACTCACTCCCTGATTATTATAAGCATCTCTTATACATCGCCTGCAGTGCGAGCTTCGGCATCAAGGGGGCAAAAGGTGCTATGGGTTTAATAACTAAAAAGAAATAAAGAATGGATGTAATACACCTTGTAGATAGAATCTACAAAATAATTAGGACTAGACAAAATCAAATAACTCAGTTAGTAATTAGTAATCAAGTCAAAGATTGGAATGAATATCAAAATCATTTAGGTCAACTTGATACACTAAACTATATTGAACAGGAACTCACGGACCTGCTAAAAAAGAAACAGGAGCAAAATGAGTAATTTAATTTTACCAATGCACGTTGCTAAGGCTGTGCAGAAAAAGAAAAAAGAAGAAGAAAAAAAAGAAGCGGATAAAAAAGAATTATCAAAATTACCCGAACCTACGGGTTGGCGCATTTTAGTATTACCACACAAAGGTGCAGGCAAAACTAAAGGCGGAGTCTATCTCTCAGATAAAACTATACAAGAAACTCAAATCGCAACTAACGTTGGATTAGTTTTAAAAGTTGGTCCCGACGCTTATAACGATAAAGATCGTTTTCCAAACGGTCCATGGTGTCAAGAGAAAGACTGGGTAGTATTTGCCAGATACGCTGGTTCACGTTTAAATATTGAAGGCGGAGAACTACGCATACTTAATGATGATGAAATACTTGGAACAGTTGAAGATCCAGAAAGTATCTTATCACCAGTAACACACTAAACATGGAGAGATAACCATGCCCGAAGCAGCAAAAATAGAATCAACAAAAGAAGATGCACTGATGGTTGAATTAGATACATCAGGTAAATCTGTTGACGTTGAGTTAAAACCTACAAAAAAAGAAGAAACTGAAACTGAGGTTGTAGAGGAAAAAAATACAACCGAAGAAACTAAAGAAACAAAAAAAGACGAAAGAGAAGAATACAGTGAGGGTGTTAAGAAAAGAATAGATAAACTCACTTACAAGATTCGTGAAGCAGAGCGTAGAGAAAAAGAAGCTTTAAGTTTTGCAGAACAAGTTAAAAAAGAAAAGGACGAGTTACAAGGCAAGTTTGATAAATTAGATGACGGCTATGTTAATGAGTTCACAGGTCGTGTTAAATCTGAAATAGAATCTGCAAAGATAGCACTTAAAAATGCCATGGCTGCTGGAGATGTAGATGCTCAAGTAGCAGCTAATCAAGCTATTGCAAGGTTGGCTATTGAAGAAGAGAGAATAAAAGCGACAGAAGATCAAAGAAAAAAGTACGAAGAATCACTAAAAAATACTGGACAAATAGGAGACCAGCCTGTACAAAATAATGTAACGGCCCCTACCAGACCTGATCCTAAAGCGGAAGCTTGGGCTGAAAAAAATGAGTGGTTCGGTAAGGATGAAGCTATGACGTACGCTTCTTTTGGTATTCACAAGAAACTTGTGGAAGAAGAAGGGTATGATCCTACCTCTGATGATTATTATGATGAGATAGATAATAGACTTCGAAAAGAATTTCCCCATAAATTTAAAGATGGGGGAGAGGTTCAAGAAGGCAAACAACCCGTTCAGACCGTTGCCTCTGCTAACAGAACCACAAGGTCTGGACGCAAAACAGTGAGACTCACACCATCACAAGTAGCAATAGCTAAAAAATTAGGTGTGCCACTTGAAGAATATGCGAAATACGTGAAGGAGTAGGCATATGAATAAAATAGATGAAAATAAGACTCCACGCGCTGCTCAATCCCGCGAGAAAGCGACTCGTAGGAAACCATGGGCACCCCCGTCATCTCTAGATGCACCACCTGCACCCGATGGGTTTAAATACAGATGGATACGCGCTGAAGTTCTAGGTCAAGCAGATACTAAAAATTTATCTGCAAGATTAAGAGAAGGCTTTGAATTAGTTAGAGCCGATGCTAATAGCGAGTACCCAATCATTCAGGAAGGCAAGTACGCTGGTGTAATTGGAGTTGGAGGTTTGTTGCTGGCTAAAATTCCAGTAGAAATTGTTGATGAGCGAATGGCTTATTTTGCGGAACAAACAAAAAATAAGGAAGACGCGATTCAAAATGATTTACTAAAGGAAGAACACCCCAGCATGCCTATCTCTAAACCAGAAAGGCAATCTCGCGTAACCTTCGGTGGTAACCGAAAGAACTAATTTTTTAGCTCTTTAGTCCATCGAATAATTAATAAAATAAAACAAAGGATGAGATAAACGATGGCAAACAAAGACGCAGCTTTTGGGTTTAGACCCGTAAGGCATCTTAGTGGTGGTCTCATTAGAAGAAACGAATACACTATCGCCGCGAACTACGGAACTGACATCTTTCACGGACAAGCTGTGAAAGCTGTAACTGCAGGTGGCATTGAAGCTGCTGCAGCAGGTAACGTAATTTTAGGTATCTTTGGTGGATGTTTCTTTACAGACCCTACTACAAGTAAGCCAACATTTAGCAACAACTATCCAGCAAGCACAAACGCTTCGGATATAGTTGCATTTGTTTACGACGATCCTAGAATCGTCTTCGAAGTTCAGCACGATGGTACAGGCACAGCAGCAATGAATTTTGCTGGTTTTGATTTAGTAGGAACAAGCGGAAGCTCACTTTCTGGTAGATCAACTCAGGAGTTAGATACTTCTACAGCAGGTACATCTGGACAATTCAAGCAAATTGGTATTTCCAAGGACCCAGACAACAGTGATACAAGCACAGCAAACGTTAACGTTTATGTGATTCCAAACACTGGCGAACATTCTTGGATGCTAACAACTGCATTAAGCTAATAGGAGTTAATTATGCCGATATCAAGATCACAACTGGTAAAGGAACTAGAACCTGGCTTAAATGCTTTGTTTGGTTTGGAATATGCCAGATACGAGAATCAGCACGAAGCTATTTATGATACAGAAACTTCTGACAGAGCTTTTGAAGAAGAAGTAATGCTATCAGGTTTCGGTACAGCGCAAGTAAAACCTGAGGGAACTCCAGTCAACTATGATGACGCAACAGAGTCTTTCACAGCGCGCTATACACACGAAACAATAGCACTTGCTTTTGCGATTACTGAGGAAGCAGTAGAGGACAACCTTTACGACAGAATCAGTTCTCGTTACACAAAAGCATTAGCTCGTTCTATGAGTAACGCTAAACAAGTGAAAGCAGCAAACGTATTAAACAATGCGTTTAACTCTTCTTTCACAGGTGGTGATGGTAAGGAGCTTTGTGCTACTGATCACCCTACAACAGGTGGAACTATATCAAACGAGTTAGCAACTGCTGCTGATTTAAACGAAACATCTTTAGAGCAAATGTTAATTGACATTGCTGGTTTAACTGACGACAGAGGATTAAAAATCGCTCTGAACGGAAGAAAACTTATTATTCCAGTCAATCTTCAATTCACTGCTGAAAGATTAATGAAGTCTAATTTGAGAACAGCAACTGCTGACAACGACATTAATGCCGTTGCAAGCATGGGAATGTTACCAGAAGGTTATACAGTGAATAACTTCTTAACTGACACTGATGCATTCTTCATTAAAACTGATTCTCCAAATGGGATGAAGCACTTCCAAAGAGCACCTATCACAACTAAGATGGAGGGTGACTTTGAAACTGGTAATGTAAGATACAAAGCAAGAGAGAGATACTCTTTCGGTTTCTCCGACTTCAGAGCTATCTTTGGTTCACCAGGAGCTTAATAAAACTTAATTTGTGGGGCTTCGGCCCCACAATAACTAGGAATTAATTAATTACGTCGACTGACCTAGCAGACGATCGTAGAGACGACGTAAGAATACTACGAGGTAAAAAATGTCAAATACAACTTTCTCAGGTCCGGTTAGATCTGAAAGTACAGTTAAAACTGTAAGTAAGAACGCCAGCACAGGCGCGATTACTGAAATCATTACAATGGGAGATGCACCTGTTGCATTAGGAGACGAAGACAAAACTCTTGATGCTGCAACACACAGCGGAAGAGTGCTTGCAGTTCCTGCAATCGGAGCCAATAGAACCATAACTCTACCTGCTCCAGTTGCTGGACAAACTTATAAGTTTATCTACGCCGGTGCTGCAGAAGAAACAGAGAATCTAATTATCGTAACACCAGGAAATACTAATTTTTTCTTAGGTGGTGTTGTTCATTTAGATTCTGATGCAGATAACGTATCTGTTTATTCTGATGGAAACTCTAACTCAAAGTTAACTCTTACAGACAGTGGTTTGTTTGAAATTAACATTGTTGCTAAAGATAGCACCAATTACTACATTTGGGGTTACGCAGAGGGCGCAGACGCACCTGCATTCGCAGATCAATAATAATTAGTGGGGCTTCGGCCCCACAGTTTCTTGATTAAGGAGGGAAACAAATGGCAGATACAGTAACAGGACCTACAATCCTACAAGAGAATGATAAGAGAGTAACAATTAAAATAGTAGTGCAGTCTGACGGAACAGGTGGCACAACAGTTTTTGGTGACGTATCAGCATTAGCAGGTAACAAAGAAGGACAATCAGTTACAACACTTTCTCTACAAAGAGTATGGTGGACTTGTGCAAACGGTGATGGCGCAGATGCTTTTGCTCGTTTAGATTATGAAGATTCCGATGGAGACATCCCTATCATAACTTTAATAGACTCTGGCTATTGGGACTTTAGAGAGTTTGGTGGCATACCAGCAAACACTAGCAGTAACTCTAATCAAAATGATGTTAACTTTGTGGTAGCTGCGGCTGCAGACTCAGGTAATACATATACTTGTATTGCAGAGTTCATTAAAAATTATTAATGATTTCTAGATCTTCCATGCCTCAGCAGATATCTAAGGCAGGTCAGAAAAAGAAATTTATTAAAAAGAAGAAAAAGAAAAAGGTAAAACATGGCAACATCAGGAACAAATAGTTTTGATTTAGATGTCGATCAGGTCATAGAAGAAGCTTTTGAAAGATGTGGTATCAACTCTAGATCAGGTTATGATTTAAAAAGCGCAAGACGTTCTCTTAATATAATGTTAGCTGAGTGGGCTAACAGAGGTATTAATTTATGGACAGTGGAGTTAAGAACAAAAACCTTAGCAGGTAGCACGACTAGTTATACTTTAGATTCAGATTTAGTTGACGTATTAGAGGCTGTAGTGTTTACAGAATCTGATTCGTCCACAGACATTGAGGTAGATAGAATAAGTAGAGCGGAGTATTTAAACATATCTAATAAATCAACCACAGGAACTCCTGTGCAATATTTTTTAGAAAGAGGAACTTCTACACCAACTTTATTTTTATACCCCACTCCAGATGCGGCACACACTTTTAAGTATTATGGACTAACTAAAATACAAGATGCTGGTGATTATAACGATCAGTTAGAAGTTCCAACAAGATTTTTACCTTGTTTAACTTCTGGCTTAGCATACTACGTTTCTGTAAAAAAAGCTCCAGAGAGAACTCCTTTATTAAAACAACTATATGAAGAAGAGTGGCAACGAGCATCAGAAGAAGACAGACCTAGATCTAGTTTCTTTGCAACTCCAGAGAGAAGTTATATCTAATGCCAAAAGCAGTTGGTAAATATTCACAAGCGATATCAGATAGAAGCGGTATACAGTTTCCTTACAAAGAAATGCGTAAAGAATGGAATGGTTCTTTAGTTCATAAATCTGAGTTTGAAGAAAAACATCCTCAGTTAGAAAGACAAAGACACTCGTCCGACGCACAGAGTATAGAGGACGCTAGACCCGATAGAACAGAGCCGATGACAGTTTTTGTTGGCGGTTCAGGATTTTTTGAATATAATAATTCCATGCAAGTTTCGAAAAAACAACCTCCTGTAGTATCTTCTTATCTAGGGAGCGTAACGGTAAGTATTTCATAATGGCTACAACATATTCAGAATTAACTCAGCAAATATTAGATTATACAGAAACTAGTTCTGACGTTCTTACCTCTACAATAACTAATGACTTTATTGAACACGCAGAAAATAGAATATTTAGAGATGTAGACATTGACGTATTTAAATCTCATCAGAGTGCTAATCTAACAGCTAGCAACCCTTTTTTATCTCTACCTGGTGGTAGTAGACCAGAGCCAACTTCATTAGGGACTGTTAGAACAATGCAAATATTTGCACCTTCAGGAACACCTACAAGAAGTTTTTTAGAACAAAGAGATGTAAGTTATATGAATGAATATTGGCCAGATCGAACTGCAACTGCAGAGCCTAGATATTGGGCTTGGTGGGACCATAACACAATTTATGTTGCACCTACTCCTGATCTAGCATATAACGTAGAATTAGGTATAACTAGATTACCAACAAGACTGTCTAGTTCAAATAGTACCTCATGGTTAGGTGATAATGCACCAGCATTATTACTTTACGGATGTCTTGCAGAAGCCTTCAAATTTTTGAAGGGACCAGCTCAAATGCTGCAAATTTATGAACAATCATACCAACGTGCTCTTCAAGAGTTAGTCATAGAACAACAAGGAAGACACCGAAGAGATGAATATATGCATGGGGCTCTTAGAACTCCTTTGCAATCTAAAAACCCATAGGAGAATAAAACATGGCAATAAGTCAAGCTGTTTGTACAAGTTTTAAACAAGAGTTATTAGTAGGAACACACAACTTTACAGCGAGTTCAGGTGATACTTTTAAGATAGCTTTATATACGAGTAGTGCTTCATTAGGTGCAAGCACAACTGCGTTTAGCACTTCAAACGAAGTATCTGACTCAGGAACTTATAGTTCAGGTGGTGGATCTCTAACAAGTGTTACACCTACAACTTCTGGAACAACTGCTATCTGCGATTTTGCTGATATATCTTTTACATCGGCAACAATTACAGCAAGAGGAGCTTTAATTTATAATAGCTCTCAATCAAATAAAGCTGTGGCTGTTTTAGATTTTGGTGGAGATAAAACATCTACCAGTGGAACTTTCACTATTCAGTTTCCTACCGCTGACGCTAGTAACGCTATATTAAGATTAGCATAGGAGAATTTAAATGGCGTTAGTAATTAACGACAGAGTAAAAGAAACCACAACAACAACAGGCACAGGTGCTGTATCTTTAGGCGGTGCAGTAACAGGTTTTGAAACTTTTGCTGCTGGTATTGGTAACTCAAACACAGTTTATTATTGTATTGCACATCAAGATCAAGCTGAGTTTGAAGTCGGCCTAGGAACTTTAAATGGCGATAGTTCTACCTTAACTAGAACCACTGTTATATCTAGCTCTAATAGTGATAGTGCTGTTGATTTTGCCTCAGGAACAAAAGACGTATTTTGCACAATACCCGCAAGTAAATTAATTTTTGAAGATTCTAACAATGATGTAACTGTTGGACGTAATTTAACCGTTACTGGTGATCTAACAATTACAGGTGATGATGTCACCATGAATACCAACACTAGCGGTGCAGCCCTTATTGCTGACGGTTCAAACTTTAATCCTGTGGTTATATCCGGTGATCTTAGCATAGCCACAAACGGAGCAGCGTCATTAGCTGCAGCACAAACAAACATTACATCAATTTTAGCAACCGATGTTAAAATTGGTGAAGATGATCAAACAAAAATAGATTTTGAAACAGCAGACGAGATACATTTCTACGCTGCAAACGCTGAACAAGTATTTGTGTCCGATGGAGTATTTGGTCCACAAACAGATAGTGATGTTGATTTAGGAACTAACTCTGTAAGATTTAAAGATGCTTATGTTGATTCTGTGACAGTCACAGGTGATGTGAGTGTCGGAGATGATTTAACAGTTGAGGGCGGAGTTATAGATTTTAAAACAAACAGTGGCTCGCCATCCATATTAAAATTTTATTGTGAGTCAGGTAACGCACATGCTCAATCATTAACTGCACAAGCACACGCTCAAGCGGCTACAAACACTTTGACTTTACCAGGTGGTAGCACAATAGGAAACAGCGATGCAACTCTTTTATCAGATACAGGAACACAAACTATAACTAATAAATCTATTGACTCAGATAACAATACAATTACAAACATTGTAAACGCAGACATTAAATCAAGTGCTGCGATTGCAGATACAAAATTGGCTACAATATCTACAGCAGGTAAAGTAGCATTAACAGCATTAGAAATTGATGGAGGATCTGACATAGGTGCAGATTTAACGACATCAGATTTAATAATAGTAGATGATGGTGCTGGTGGCACAAACCGTAAAGCAGCATTATCTAGAGTAGTAACATTAATGACAGCTCAAGGATTCTCTCAAGAAGATCCTACAGCATTAGCAATAGCATTAGGATAGGAGGGTAAATGGCAAATACATTTAAAGTAGTGACAAAAGCGGGTGTAACAAGTGCTGATACTATTTATACTGTAGCCAGTTCTACAACAACCGTAGTTCTTGGAATCATGGTAGGTAATACAACAACATCACAGATTACTGCAACTGTAAGTTTAGCATCAGATACTTCCAACAGAGCAGGTGCAAATGATGAAGCTAACCAAACAGTTGAGTTAGTAACTAACGCACCCATACCTGTAGGCGGTACACTTGAACTATTGTCTGGTAACAAAGTGGTTATGGAAACAACTGACACACTTTC